CCGCCGCATATGCTGGCCGACCTCGAGCGGGCGACGTTTTCGAACGTGGAGCATCTCGGGCTCGAGTTCGTGATGCATTCGCTCCGGCCGTGGTTGGTGCGGTGGGAACAAGAGCTCAACCGTAAGCTGTTCGGCACGGCGGGGACGGCGGGGCTCTACTGCGAGCACGCGGTCGACGGGCTGCTGCGCGGCGATCAAGCGAACCGGTTCAATGCCTACGCGGTGGGCCGGCAATGGGGGTGGCTCTCGGCCGATGACGTGCGCGAGCTCGAGAATCTCCCGCCGCTCGCGGACGGTGCGGGGAGTGTGTACCTGCAACCGCTAAACATGGTGCCGGTGGGCGAACCGGCGGCGGGGACGGCTCCCCCGCCGGCTCCGGTGTCGGGCGTGGACGGCGCGCCGGCGCCGGCCGAGGGCGACGGGGAGCGGGCGGCGCTCCGGCGCGCGTGCGCGGTAACGGTGCGGGCGGCGTTCGCGCGGTTCGCGCGGCGGGAGGAGCGGGCGCTCCGGCGGCTGGCGGAGCGGGCGCGGAAGTCGCCGACGGGCGCGGCCGGGTTCCTCGAGGCGGTGGCGGCGTTCTACGCGGAAAGCGAGCCGATCCTGCGCGCGGAGCTCGAGGCGCTCGCGGAGGCGTTCGCGGGGGTGTGGGAGGGCGAGCCGGAGGCGGAAGCTCGGGAGTATGTAGCGGCGTCGCTCGAGCAAGTGCGCGGGCTGGTCAAGGCGGAGGAAATGGGGGCGCGGTTGGACGAGGGGCTGTGGTGTGTCGAGGTGCGGGCGGAGGAGTGGACACGGACGCGGCCGGCGGTGGCGGCGCGGCGATACGAGGCGGAGGTGGCGGCGTGAGCAAGCGGACGGGGCAGGCGGGCGAGGTCGAGCGGCGGTTCCTGCCGCTCGAGGAGGCGGAGCTCCGGCTGGCGCCGGGCGAGGCCGAGGGCGAACCGGAGCGGATCCGGGGGTGGTTCGCGATCCACGAGCGGTGGTCGCCGGTCTACGGGGACTTCCGGGAGCGGATCGCGCGGGGCTTCTTCCGGCCGGCGCTCGAGGCGCTGGCCGACGTCCGGGCGCTCTGGAATCACAACGCGGACTACGTGCTGGGGCGAACGCGCAGCGGCACCCTCCGTCTCGAGGAGCGGGAGGAGGGCGGCGTGTCGGGGCTGTGGGGGGAGATCGACCCGCCGATGGCCGGAATGCTGCGGGACCTGGCGCTCGAGCCGATGCGGCGCGGCGACGTGACGGGCGCGTCGTTCGCGTTCACCGTGGCCGAGGATGCCTGGGAGAAGGGCGAGGGCGGAATCTGGCAGCGCACGCTCGTCCGGATCGGCGAGCTCCTCGAGGTGTCGCCGGTCACGTTCCCGTTCTACCCGGAGACGGCGCTCGCGGTGCGGGCGCGGGAGGCCTGGCGGGCCGGGCACCCGGAGCCGGAGGCGGCGCCGGCGGGGCCGGACGCGGCGCGCAAGCTGCGCCAGCTCCGGGCGGCGCTCGAGGTGGCGGCCGAGTAGGGCGATTTTCGGCAGTCGCCCGCGGGGGGCTTCGGTACACTGCGGCCGAAGACGAGGCAACCGCGCAACGCCGAGACGGGCGCGGGGCCGAAACCCGGACTGACACGGGCTCGGTTCCGCGCCTTTCGCGCGTTCGGCCGGCCCAAACGAGGAGGGGGGCGGACGGCCCATGAACAAGAGAGTGCGAGAGATGCTCGAGCAGCGGGCGCGGCTCGCCGAGGAGGCGGGCAGGATCCTGACCCGCGCCGAGGGCGAGAAGCGGCAGCTCACGAGCGAAGAGCAGGCGCAGTTCGATGCGCTGCACGAGAAGATCGCGGCGCTCAAGGTCGACGCGGACGCTCTGGCGGCCACGCTGGCGAAGCAGGCCGAGGTGGAGGCGGAGCTCGATGGCGCGCGGACGGTGACGGAGAGCGGCGCCGAGAGCCGCGGCGCTCGCGGCGGGGTGAGCTCGGCGATCAAGGCCTTCCGGTCGTTCCTGGTCAACGGCCGCGGGAGCCTCACGGGCGAGGAGCTCCGGGCGCTGCAGGTGGATTCGCCGACGGCCGGCGGCTACCTGGTCGCGCCGCAGGAGTTCACGGCGGAGCTGATCAAGGCGATCGACGACCAGACCTTCATCCGGCAGCTCGCGACGGTGCTCCCGGTGACGGCCGCCGAGTCGCTCGGCGCGGCCTCGCTCGACGCGGATCCGGCCGATGCGACGTGGACCAGCGAGCTCGGCACGGGCTCCGAAGACTCGACGATGGCGTTTGGCAAGCGGGAGCTCAAGCCGTACCCGCTCGGCAAGCGGATCAAGGTGTCGCGCCGGCTCCTCCGTCTCGCCTCGGCGGCCGAGGGGATCGTGCGGGACCGGATGGCGTACAAGTTCGGGATCACGCTCGAGAAGGCGGCCATGACCGGCAGCGGTGCCGGGCAGCCTCTCGGCGTGTTCACGGCATCGAACGACGGCATCCCGACCTCCCGCGACGTGGCGACCGGCAACGCGGCCACCTACCCGACGCTCGACGGCCTGATCGAAGCGAAGTACGCGCTCAAGGGCGGGTACTGGCAGCGCGCGGCGTGGATCTTCCATCGTGACATCGTCAAGCTGATCGCGAAGCTCAAGGACGGCGAAGGGCGGCCGGCGCTCGAGCTCGCGAGCACTCCGGGGATGCCGGATCGGCTGCTGGGCCTGCCGCTCTACGTGAGCGAGTACGCGCCGAACACGGCGACCTCGGCGCTCTACGTCGGCATCGTCGGGGACTTCTCCTACTACTGGCTCGCCGAGGCGCTGCAGTTCGAGCTGCAGCGGTTGGACGAGCTCTACGCCGAGACGAACCAGGTGGGGTTCATCGGCCGCCTCGAGGCGGACGGGATGCCGGTGCTCGCCGAGGCGTTCGCTCGGGTGAAGCTGGGCTAAGGGGGGCGCCATGAGCCTGCTCAAGAACGCGATGATCGACTACGGCGCCGCGGCGGTGGCTGCGGCGAACAGCACCGACAGCAACACCAGCATCCTCGACATGGCCGGCTGGGACGGCGTGACGTTCCTGACGACCATCACGGATTCCGTGGCGACCGGGGTGGCGACCCTCAAGGTCGAGGCGAGCCTCACGAACGCGGACAGCGGCATGGCGGCCGTCACCGGCGCCACGGCGACCGCGACCTGTGCGGTCGACGACGACCTCAACGGCAAGCTCCTGATCGTCGACGTCTTCCGCCCGCAACGGCGCTACGTCCAGGGCGTGCGGACCTCGGGGACGGCGAACATCGCCTTCGGCGAGTGCATCGCCATTCGCTACCGGGGCCGGAAGTCGCCGGTCACGCAGGGGAGCACCGTGGCGGACGCGGAGTTCGTGGTCGGGAGCTGACGCAGTGAATCCCGGGGGGCGGGTGCACACGACTCTCCCGCCCGCCCCCCTCTTTTTCTTCGGGGGCTGTGACGCATGAGCTACGAAACGAAGGTGTACCGCGAGCCGGGCGGTTCGGTGCTCACGGTGGCTTCGGGCGGTTCGGTCGACGTCGAGACGGGCGGAAAGATCCTCGCCAACGGCACGCAGGCGTCGCACATCGCCGACGCGGCCGTGGCGGCCGGGGCGGCTCCGAACAAGGCGGAGTTCGACGCGGTGGTGGGCAAGCTCAACTCGGTGCTCGCGGCGCTCGAGGGCGTCGGGGTTCTGGCGAGCTCGTAACGTGGCGAGCTCGGCATCGGTCACCGCGACGGGTGACGTGACGGCCGGCCCGGCGCAGGTGCTCGCGGTCGAAGTGCGGGGCACGGCGACGGCCGGAACGGCGGTGCTCAAGGACGGGGGCGCGGGCGGCACGACCAAGCTGACGGTCTACACGCCGGCCTCGGCGGCGGCGACGGTGGTGCTTCCGATCCCGGGCGGCATCCTCTTCGCTTCCAAGGTGCACGCCACGCTCACGAACGCCGACGGGCTGACGGTGGTCTACCAGTGAGGGTGCTACTCAAGTCTCTCGCGGCGGGGCCTGGCGGGTGTCTAGCGCCGGGCGAACACGAGGTGCCGGCGGAGCTCGGCCGGGCGCTGGTGGCCGGCGGCTACGCGGTGGCGCTCGAGGTGCGGAAGCCGGATGCGCCGGCCGAGCCGGCGCCGGTGGTGGAGACGGCCGAGGCGCCGCGGCGCGGGGAACGGGCGGAGGCGATGGCGCGCAAGGGGCGGCGGGGGCGGTAGGCCGTGGCGCTCCGGGTGCTCACCCGCTCGGCCTACGGGTCGCTCGTCACGCTCGCGGTGGCGAAGTCGCACCTCGGCGTGTCCGGGGTGACGGAGGATGCCGCGATCGCGGCGCTCCTCGAGCGGGTGCGAGGGCTCTTCGAAGGCGAGCTCGGGCGGCCGCTCCTTCGGCAGCGCTACCTCGAGGCGCTCCCGGTCACGTCGCGGCACCGGGTGGCGCTCTCCGCCTATCCGATCGACGCGCACCAGGTGACGGCCGAGGCCTACGGCGACACGCTCGAGGCCGACGCGATCGACCCGGCGGCGGGGAT